CCAGGATGTACACCACGGACTTCGGACGGACCGGAGGTCAGGCCGCCTGGGTCGAGGCCAAGGCCTGGGTCGACGGGCCGGAGGACGAGGAGACGTGGTGCCTGGGGGTGACCTTTACCTTTCCCGACGGGACGAAGCGCACTGAGGAGCAGGACTGCCCCTCCTGGACGGACCATCTCCTCGAGGTCGACGCCGAGACGGCCTGTGAGGACCTGATCTACGTCACGATCCCGGGGGAGCAGGTCGTCGAGAAACCCTGCCCTGTCGCTTTCCAGCAGACGCGCTCCTGGGGATCCGGAACTGGGCGCTGGTATGGGCACGGGCAGAGCCAGGTGATCGTCGACTTCATGCGCGGATCCGAGCGGATCGCGCGGCGGTACTTCGTCATCGTCGTCCCCGGTGAATGAGCTACTTCTCGCCGGAGGAGCTGAAGGGCCTCGACCAGCGTCTCATCGTCCGACTCATCCGCGCGCGCGAATACGCCCAGGTCCCTTTCGTCATCACGTCGGGGAAGCGAACGCCCGAGGAGAACGCCGCGGCCGGGGGCGTGAAGGGCGGTGCCCATGAACGCGGACTCGCGGTGGACATGGCGGCTCCGACGTCCCGCATCCGGTTCCAGATGGTCCGCGGCCTCATCACCGCGGGGTTCAACCGCGTGGGGGTCTACGACCGCCACGTGCACGCAGACGTCGACGACTCCCTCCCTCAGCAGGTGCTGTGGGTGGGCACTTCCCACTGATCCAGCCCAGGAGGGCTTCTCATGCGTACCGCGCTGATCGTTCTTCTTTTACTCCCTGCTCGTCTCTTTGCCGCTCCCCCCATGCTGGGCACAGTTCAGGTCCACAGCTTCGTCATCGCGCATGCGTGCGCGGTCGATGGACAGCTCGTGACCAACCGTCACGTCATCGACCCGCGACTGCAGTTTGACGGCGCGGTGTCCCTCTCCGTTCGATTCTCCACCCCCCAGGGGGAGGAAGGATGGGCCCGTACCGGTTGGCGCTCCACCTCGGAGGACCTCGCCTTCCTCATCCCCGAGACGCCCCTGACCTACTACGCCCCGCGAGCCGCCAGTGCGCCGAAGCAGGGCGATCACGTGCGGTGGGTCGGGTATTCATGGAAGTCCCGGACACGCGCTTTTGAGCGGAAGGAGTTCGGGGGTCGCGTCTCGCAGATCACGGCGGGCCACATCATCGTAGAGGAGCCCACTTCGCAAGGGACTTCGGGCGGGTGCGTCTATGACGCCGTGGGGGACGTGGTGGGCATCATCTCCTCGCAAGTCCCGACCGAAGACAACTCGGCGGCGACGGTCGTCGTGTCCCTCTACGGCAAGTGGTTCCGATAATGGCCGCCGTGGGCAGCTGCTGCGTTCACTGTGAGCGCGTCGACGAGATGCACGAGACGCTCGCCGACCTTCGGGTCTCCAATGCTGAGATGTGCGGGGACGTGGCGTCGATTCTACAGGCGAGTACGCGAATCGAGGCGGCGCAGGTCTCCAAGGAGGCGTTCTGGCCTGTGAAGACGCTCGTGTACGGCGCAGTAGGGGCAATAGGCCTTGCCTTCATTAGCGGCCTCGCCGCACTTCTTTGGAACTCGCGGTGATCGAGGAGCGGGAGTTGTTGGAAGGGACGCTGGAAGACCTCGAGGCCGAAGCGGCCCGGAGGAAGTTCTCGGTCTTCATCCGGCAGGCGTGGACGTACGTGGAGGACAAGCCGCTCGTTTGGAACTGGCACCACGACATCCTCTGCGACGAGCTGACGCAGGTGTCGGAGGGGAAGACGGAGAATCTCCTGCTCAACGTCCCGCCGGGGTGCTCCAAGTCCCTCTTCGTCTCCGTGCTGTGGCCGGCCTGGGAGTGGACGCGGGAGCCGTGGCTCAAGTACATCACGGCGTCCTTCGTGAGTGATCTTTCCACGCGAGATGCGCTCAAGATGCGCACCCTGGTCCAGTCGGAATGGTACCGCGGGCACTTCGGCGTCCAACTGCGCCCGGATCAGGAGGCGAAGACGTTCTTCGTGAACATGGATAAGGGATGGCGACTCGCGACCTCGACCGACGGCCGCGGTACGGGCGAGCATCCTGACCGGAAGATCATTGACGACGCGCATAACCCGAAGCAGGCGCGCTCGGAGAAAGAGAGGAAGGGGGCGATCCTTTGGGCGGACGAGACGATGTCGACCCGAGGCGTGGGTCGCGGGGCCCGGACGGTGGCGATCATGCAGCGCCTGCACCTGGAGGACCTCTCGGGGCACTTTCTGGCTAAGGGGGGCTGGCGCCACGTGTGCATCCCGATGCGCTTTGACCCCGAACAAGGCTCGCGCCCGGACGATCCTCGGGCGAAGCCGCATCCCCAGGACCCCCGGAAAGAGCGCGGCGCCTTGCTGTGGCCGGACTTCTTTTCGGAGGAGAAGGTCAAGAAGCTAGAGCTGGACCTCGGACCCTACGGCACGGCCGGGCAGCTACAGCAGCGCCCTTCCCCCGAGGGCGGCGGGCTGTTCCAGAGGAAGTGGTTTCCCGTAGTCGACAAGGTGCCTACCGTGGGCGTCCTGACCAATGGGCGACAGGTCGCGATTACGCCTCGCCGTATCAGGGGATGGGACACGGCCGCGACCCCCGGGGGCGGCGACTACACGGTGGGCGTTCGGATCGCCGACGCGGGGGAGAACGTCACGCCCCGCTTCTACATCGAGGATGTGGAGCGCGGGCAATGGGGCCCGGCAGACGTGGATCGCAACATGAAGCGCACCGCGCAGAAAGATGGCTACTCGTGCGGGCAGCGTGAGGAGGAGGAAGGGGGGAGCGCGGGCAAGACCGTGACGCACGCTCGCCGTCTATCCCTGATCGGAGTCGACTACGCCCCCGTGCGCGTGTCCGGGGATAAGGTCGTGCGCGCAGGTCCGTTCCGGGCACAGGCCGAGGCCGGGAACATCGCGCTCCTGCGGGGGCTCTGGAATGAGCCCTACCTCGCCGAGCTGGAGTCGTTTCCGAACGGAGCACACAAGGACCAGGTCGATGGCTCTTCCTGTTCCTTCAATGCGTTGACCCAGACCCCGCCCGCTCAGGAAGTGGACGTGGTCGGATGGGGAGGTTGAGATGTTGAAGCCGAATCCCGCCGCAAGGCACCAGGAGTACTCCGAGTACATCGAGCAGTGGACTCGCTGCCGCGATGCCTACTCTGGCTCGGACGCGATCAAGGGGAAGCGGGAAGCCTATCTCCCCAAGCTCGACGTCCATCTCCGGGGAACGAAGGGGGATGAGCGGTACAACGCCTACATCCGCCGCGCCTACTTCTACAACGCGACGAAGCGGACGGTGGTCGGCCTCGCCGGCCTGATCCACCAGACCGCTCCGAGCATCGCGGCGCCCGAGGAACCTTGGCTCGACGACGTGACGCTCACCGGCATCTCCGCACAGCTGCAGGCGCTGCTCTCCACGGAGGAGGTCATCCTCGTGGGGCGAGCCGGGATGCTCGTGGACATGACGCAGGAGGTCCCGTCTCGCCCCTTCTGGGTTCCTTACGTCGCCGAGAACATCGTCAACTGGCGCGTGGAGTATGCGCTCGGGAAGCCCTACCTTTCTCTCGTGGTCTTGCGCGAGTGCGTGTACGAGGCGGTCGAGGGGGATCCTTTCGGCACGGTGGAGGTCGAACAGTACCGCGCTCTCTCCCTGCGTGACGGCGTCTACGTGCAGAATGTCTGGCGCAAGGAGAGCTCGGACTGGGTCATGGGGCCCGACATTATCCCCGAGCGCAAGGGGAAGCCGCTCACGTTCATCCCGTTCACGTTCATGGGCCCCACATCGTCGAGTCCCTGCGTCGAGGCGCCCCCCGTCATGGACCTCGTCGATCTCAACATCTCGCACTACCAGACGACCGCGAACCTCGAGCACGGGCTCGGATTCCTGGGCACCCCGGCCCTAGTCCTCATTGGGGCGGTGAACTCCGAAGGGAAGCCGATCGAGTACGGCGCGTCCGCCGCGATCACCCTCCCGATGGGAGGGGATGCGAAGGTCCTTCAAGCGTCCGGCGAGATGATGGGTGCGTTGGAGCGCGCGGAGGAACGGAAGCGCAAGCTCCTCTCTGTTCTGGGTGCGAAACTTCTGGAGGAGCAGCCCGGCGCTCCTGAGACCGCGACCGCGGTGTCGATGCGCCACTCCGGGGAGCACGCGTCCCTCAAGACGGTTGCGCAGGCCGTGGAGTACGCCTTCACGTGGCTGCTCAAGGTCTCCCTGTGGTGGCTCGGCACGGAGGCCGCTCCGCAGGATGTCGAAGCGAACTTTGAGCTGAACAAGGACTTCTTCTCGTCGGCTCTCGGTCCCGAGGACATCAAGGCCC